CATATCCCCTGGGTCTAAGTTTTTGTCTTTTATTACACCAACCATTACATTAAAATATTTCATTAACTTTATTGCGTATGACTTTGATTGTTTAGTTGTTCCATAATCATAAAGCAATATTACAAATTTAACATTTTTTTTCTTTTTTAATAAATTTATTTGATTGTCAGAGATTTTATTTCCAAAAGTTGCTAAACATCTTATTTCTTCACTTGAAAATATATCTAAATTATAATCTGTTCCTACTTTATCAAACAACCCTTCAACTAATATAACTGTCTCTGTTTTGTCGGTTACTTCATCATATCCACACAATATTTCATCAAAAGCTGTTCCTTCACTATTCCTATATCGCAATACAAGCTTTTCTTCACCCTTTTTAGACTGTTTAAGGTTGTTTGAGTGCCATTCGTATGATTTCCTACTACGAGCCAACCAAGAGGCTAATTTACCCTCCTGTTTGATTTTAAATATAATGTAATCATGTAAATCTTTTTCAAGAAACGATTCTGTATAACTTGGTTCAAAATTTTTATAATGCTGTGATAAAAACCTCCTTTTGTTTAAATATTCATCGTCAATAAGTGGTTTTAATCCAAATGGTAACTTTACTTCTTTTTTTTCTTTTTCTTCCACCTCTTCAGGTTCAGGTTCTAATAATTTCAATCCTTGATTAATTGACACTGAAACTTCATAGTTAATCAGTTCTCTTTTATCTGTTGAAATTAGATAATTTTGAATACTTGTTTTATAATCACAAAAGAAACAATGAACTAAACCTGAATCTTGTGTAAACATTACTCCAAATTTACCCGACCTATGGCAATCAGGACATTCAATGTCTTTAGAAGAAAACCATCCTTTTTGCCCAAATGGCCTTAACCCTAATTCTTTTTTTATTTCTTCTGTTTTAATGGACATTACAAATCTCCTTTATTATAAAATTTTTCTAATGTTCTTTGTTGTGAATAAAAAGCCCCTTTATCAAAGTTGGTACAAACAGGGAACACCTTTTCTTTTTTAGAATAATATCTTAATTTGTCAACATAAACCCTTAATTCATTACTTTCCTCTTCATCATCGGTTTGATTTCCACTAAATACAGAACTAAACGGTTTTACTAAAGTTCTGTTACCCTCAGTATTTGCCCTTGTAATTACAAATTCAGGATCATTTAATTTAGCTTTCTCTATACTACTTGTTTGTGTTGAAGTTAAAATTCTTGCTGGAAAACACTCTATTGCTAAGTTTTTCATTAACTGAGCTACCCTATCCATTTTATCTTTTTTATAGGAAGGGTCACTATCTATTTTCTTATTTTCACCTGTTGCACATAAATCAAGTGAATCAATTATTATAAGTTCAGGAAACTTGCCGTTTATTTTTTCATACTCAAGCACCACTTCTTTTATATCCTTCATTGAAGCCCCCTCAAACTTCTCAAAGGCATAAATAAACACCTCCCTACCTGACTGCTCCATTTGCTTTAATAAAGCCTCAATCTTAACAAGTGCTTCTTTAGGTAAATTACCTGATTTAATTTTGTCGTAATCTTGTTTAGTATAAAGTTGCGTGTATTTGTCCCTTGCTTCGTCTTCAGTACCTTCTAACTGAATATGGAGTACATCATAACCATGTACGGCTGCCTTTAATCCTGTGTACCTTAAAGCTGTTGATTTTCCCCCACCACTAGGTAAAATCCAAAGGGCTGTTTCCCCTGCGTCCATACCTCCATGAGTTAAATCATCTAAGGGGTCAATAAAGAAAGGTACTTTTCGGGTTTTTGGTTTATTTTCTTCCTCTTGGTTATCTTGCTTTCTTTTTTCGTTGTCCTTATGGAAGTCGGCAAAAACCCTTACAAATTTACCTCCATCGTTTCTTAATGAAATAGTTTGTATTCTTTGGCTTTCTTTTGTTGAAAGCTCAATAGCTTCATCTTGTTCACCTTTTGAATATAATTCAACTATTTTCTCATTCATTAAAGTAAACTCAACACTTTTAATGTATTTTTCAAGTTGAGTTATTATTAATTCCTGATCTTGTATAGGCGATTCTTTTATTTCAGATATTGCTTGCTGTACTTCAGGTTTATTTGCGTATTGTTGGCTCGTTACTCCTATTGAGGGAATATTGCCTGTATTAGTGTATTGGTTTATTGCTGATTGGTATATCAACTTATACTCAGGTAATTCTTTAGGGATAAATTGATATTTAAAATGTTTGTTACAAATATCAAGTATTGATTTTTTTATAAATAAAAGCCTAAACAGTTCATTTATAAAATTAGCGGTTAATTTGTTGCTCATTTATTTTTAAGATTAGTAACGAAATTCAAATTTAATGTTTTTATATCTTGTTAAACCCCGTAAGCTCTAAATTTTTTAGTGTTTTCTCTTAAATCTGTAATAGCAAAAAAACTTGACATTACAGAGTCATCATTTGTCCCTGTTGATTCTAATGTTCCTTTGTCTTCTATAAAACCAATTGATGAAAATTCACCAAATATAGCTTCTGTTAAATTTCTTGTTTCACCTTCAGCGTAAGGCATTTTTATTTGATACCTCTCAAATAACGCACTTAAACTTGGTACACCATCATATGAGTTCTTTTTTACTTTAGATGTTGTTACAAATGACTCTACATTCTTAACACCTCTATTTTTTACCAAATCAAGCATTATTTGTTGAAACCCATTGCTTTCACATATTATCTTGCTTGGTTTAAATCTTTGATTTATTGAAACTATTTGGTTTACTTGTTCAGTATAAGAAGATGTTTGTTTTCTCCATACATGAAGTAAATAAAAATTTTCATCACTATCCTTTCCCCAAACCATAAAACAGCTATAATCACTCCCTGCTTTACCTGCAATAGCAAAGTCACAAGAAAGGACAACTCTATTTAATTTAAATGGGTATTCACTTATAGTGTTGACATACCTTACATTTTCCATCCCAATGGTTGCTCTTTCTAAAAACTCTCTAGGAAAAATTGAAGCATCGCTTGTCATTGGGACAACTAAATATTCTCTTGAAAAAACAATTGAACCAACAGACTCTTTTATTTCAGTTAATTTTTTGAAAGTAAATCTATCAGGTGAAAGTAATCTGCCGTCAGGAAATATTGCAGGATATTCAAAGAATTTAAAATTAGGGTCTTTTTTAAGTTCTGAGTACAAATCTAAATCTGAATATGGGGTTCCAACTATTACAAAATAACCACCTGGCTCAACAATTGGCTGTAGTGTTCCATAAACCCTTTCCTTAACACTTGAACGCTGCTCAGACGAGTATAGGCTTGATTCCGAGGGGCCATCGTCAATTATCACCATTCCAGTATGTCTGCCCCTATTGAATCCGTAAAGTCCTGATCCATAGAGGATTGAGCCTGTTTCTGTTATTATTTTTGTTGCTGCTAAATTAGCTTTACCATTTGAATTTAATTTTTCTGAAATTATATCATTAAATTTTATTTCTTCTATTATTTTAGAAATATGTTCTGTTGCAAGTTTTTCAACATTAGTTACCATTAAGGTTTCTTTTCTATTATGGTTATCTATGTTATCTACTTGAAAATAACTTGGCTTATCATAACTGTATAATCGCCAAAGTGGTAGGGCATAACAGAACTCCCAGGATTTTCCGCTTCCCCTTTGAGCCGTTAACCCCATCCAAGGATATAGCTGCAACATATTGCCCCACTCTAGGTTTCTATATTCTTGTCTAAAATTGTGTAAAACTGTTGTTTTAAAATAATTATACGACAACTTCCTCAAAGAAACATCCATACTATACTCCAACTGCTCCAAAAATTGCAACTTTTCAGTATCCAATGTTTTAGGAAAGTTCATAATATTGGTTACCTGATTGTGCATTTCTGACAATAACCCCTCAATATCGTTATCGTACCCTCCTAATATTTGATTTAGTGCTTTAGGGGGTAAATCTTGTATTATTTGTTGAGTGTATGTTTGTACGTTTTGTGCTTGTGCTTTTGATATTTCTATATTGTTTGGTAATATCATGTTATGTTAATAAGTTTTTAAATATTTTCATTAACGGTCTTACTACAATTGAATTTCCTGCTAATTTGTATAGTTGTGAGTTTGATCTATCTTTTCCTTTATAAAATGTGTCGTTTAATGCTTTTTTTATTTTATAGAAATCTTCATCTTTTACGTCCATCAAGCGGAAACATTCAAGTGGAGTTAATTTTCTTACTCTTATTCCTTCTAATAAATGGTTATCTTTTTGAACTGTTGTTAGTGTGTTTGAAATACCATCTTCTCTAGGTACAGGAACTCTCATATTCCCTATTTTTTCCTTTACCCTACCCGATTCATAGTCTTTTCTTATTTCTTTGCCGTATTCGGTTCTTTCATACCTTAGTATTTTTCTTGGGTCTTTATAGTCTCTTGCGGTAATAGTTGGTGCAACCCCATTGTCTCCATATATTCTTGCGTTTTGTTCATACCTATCATCTGTGTTTGCTACATGTTGAATTTCAGGTATAACTATTTTTAACCCCTCCCCTTTATTAGTTGTTAATGTGGGAGACAAATCACCTGTTGATACATTACCATTCATTCCTTTGCCTGACGGATTAGTGTTTAATCTACCAGTTTCTTGTAAATTTTTAAGTAAATTAGAATACTGTTCAGGTTTTAAATAAAAATTCTCAGGTACTTCGTCTTCCAATATATCTTTTAGAAATATTTTAAGTTCTTCTTTTTCTGGAAATTCATAACCAACAAACCCATCCAATATTGATACCATAAATACCCTTTCTCTGTTTTGAGGGATTCCGTGCTCTTTTGCGTTTAATACTTGCCAATGGTTTGTGTAACCCATTTCTTCAAGTATTTTACACCATCTATCAAAATCAGGTTTGAATTTTTTACCTACTAAGTTTTTTACGTTTTCCATTAGTAGGATGAGAGGTTTGTTGTGGCTTATTATCCTTTCACATTCCCATAATAAACCTGACCTTGTACCTTTTTCTAAACCCGCTTGTTTCCCTGCTACGCTCAAATCAGTACAAGGAAACGAATAAGTTAAAATGTTATGGTCAGGTAATTTTGTTTCATCTATTTTTGTAATATCTCCAAAATTTTTAACCTTACCGTGTACAGCTTCATGTGCAACAATAGCGTATTTGTCTATTTCAGATATACCTACTATTTTAAAAGGTATTCCAGCATCTCTTAAAGCCATTGATTGTGATCCATAGCCACTGAACAGTTCTAGTAATTTAATCATATTTAAAATTGAAATTTTACACGGTGCCTTTCTTCGGGTTCTGCTTGTTGAGATGTTGATTGTCCGTTACCTCTTAGTGATTGAATGTATTTTTTGACCAACTCTTTGTTTGCTTTTGTGTCATTTATTGCTCTGTGAGCGTCAGTTAATGTAACACCAACATTTTTACACAAAGTGCCTAATTGATAGTTTTCAGACTCTATATGTTTTATCCTTCCCCAAAGTAGAGTATCTACAAAGAAATCATTGTTGACTAACTTACTCAAATCTTTCTTAAAAAAATCAAGAAAATTATCTAAATGCCCATTATCAAAAGTTATTATGTTTTGACCACACAATATTAATTTGCTCTTTGAAACTTTTAAGGATTTTATAAACTTTACTGTTTCTTCAGCTACTTCCTTTCCATCTCTTCCTTTTTCAAGCTGTTCTCTTGTTATACCGTTGTGATCTAATGCTTTTTGGTCTATAATTCTATCATCATAAACTTTTATTATGCCACTACTGTATTCCCCTATGTCCTCTAAGTTTTCATCCATAGCGCACATAGCTATTTCACATACAGCATTTTTTTCTGCTGACAAACCTGTTGTTTCTAAGTCATAGACTAAGTAAGTATATCCTGATTTCATATTATTAACGAATTTTAATTATTAGATGTTTCCTGACTTGTTACTTCACTAAATGTCTGAACATACTCCATTTTTGTTACCTCCAATATACCTATTGCTTCAACTAAATTTCTACTTCCCCAATTTATAGCTTCAAATGCTATTATAGAGGCTAAATCAGCTTTAAATTCATCAGGTATGTTGTCAAATAAATTTTCAATATATTCACTCACTCCATGAACCACATTTTCAGGATTAAATTTTTCACTCATTTTTTAGTAAATTATAGGTTTGTGCTTTAAATTCCTCTTTTTTATTTTTTTCAATAACATTACCTCCAAGGTATTCAGGAATATTGCCTGTTTTATCGGCATACTGCTGAACATCACCTGTTGTAAAAGGTTTTCCTGTCTCTTTTTTCTTGTTAGCGTTTAACCACCTTACAAGCCCTGTTAATGTTACTTCTTTTAACACATATTCTTTACTCATTACTATTTGTTAATTGATCTAAAACGAAATTATATTTAATATTTAGCCAACTTCTTTAGTTGTTTTATATCTTTTTCTCTTTTATCTTCATCATCATACAATAACACCGTATTGGCATGCATAGGCACTTGTTTTACATCTTCGGGTGTTTCATTAAGCATTATGCCATATTGATCTTGATCTCTTCCTACGCTATCTATACGCTTGAAATGGACTATGTTTGGTCTTATTATTGCATTTTCATTTATATCTTCAAAATGTACCCAAAATGGCAACTTTTTTTCTCCCCCTTCAGCTTCTTCAACTTCACCACCTGTTTCTACATTCAATCCCATTAACTCTTCTAATATTGATTCATCAGGATCAAGTTTGTAGTGTTTCATTATGTCGGCAGCTTCATATAATTCGGTCTTTTTTAATAATTCAACCAATTCACCTATTATATCAATATCTTGTTTGCTTATAGGTGCAATTATTTGTTCATCACCTATTGCTCCATAATAGTTTCTTGTTGCTGCTTGTATCTGTTTAGAGTTTCTTATCATGCTACAAATATATAAATTTTATATCTTAATTAATCACTTCGTCAATCATTTTATCAAGGTTTTCATCTAATTTATCATACATTTCTCCAAAAACCTCTGAGCTTTCACCCAATATAGCAGATATGTATTTTGAAAACCTTTCTGTTGCAGACAACAATAAAGTAAGCTCTTCCTTCATTTGCTTATTATTGATTTGATCTATTTTCATGCCCATCAATAACGCTTCAGTTTTATCGTTATGGAAAGCTATTTTAAGAATTGACCTACTATGTTCTTGATTAATTTTACTTGTCATTTTTTAGTTTTTGTATTGTTAATTGATTTAATGTAAATATTTTCATTTTTTCACGATCTCCGAACTCCCAAACTTGATGATGTTCTAAGCAAAGCCTATTAAAATTTAATGGATTGTTTCTGTATTCTGGAAATGCAGATTTTGTCATAATGTGTGAGTATTGCCATATTGCATTTATATTTCCATCTTCATCTTCAAATTCATCAGGTAATCTAGTGATTTTATTATTTAATCGGCACTCCTCACATACATGTGGTTTGCTGTTGAAAACCTTTAAGTAAGTTTCTCTATCTTTCTCTAACACTAATTTTCGCTTTTCACGTGATTTAGAGCTTGTTTTTAGAGGTTTTCTTTTAATTTGATACTTGACCACCTTTTTTGATTTTTGCTTGCTTATTTGCGCTTCTTTTTTGGTAAATCCATGTAATCTAAAGTAATTACATTCATCACATAAACAATGTGTTTTGTTTACTACCCATTTACTACCACATTTTACGCAAACCATCAAACTCCTATATCTGATTCATCAACTTTACTAAACCCTCCTTGTTGTGCTTTATAAGCCTCAAATTCGTCTTTGTATTCAGCTAATTCAAACACATCAATTTTTGTTATTCCTTTTTCTTCTCGTAACCATTTACATAGTTCTTCTACGTAGTTTTCATTCATAATTGTTTACATATTTTTTTGTTTTTACACAATCTACAGACAACATTTTTTTCATCGTACAACTTTAATATTGAACATTGAATTATGTCACCTGTTTTTCTTTTTATATCGTAATAATCGTTTGATAATTCAAGTTGCTTTTTAGGAAGCAAAATATTTGTTAAATTATAGTTTCTCCTAAATTCAGTTGTGTAATAAATTTGCTCCTCAGTTCTATTTTCCCAATTATGTATTGCTTTATCTCCAAGAACCCAATTCAAATGCACTATTCCTTTACCAAATCTTGTTTTTTGTTTATGATAATAATTAAATTGAAATAAGAAGAAGTCAAACAACCAATGCTTACCTAATAAATCTTCTTTTTTTCTTATAAAATTATTTATAAACTTTATTTGTTTGTCAGTTCTTTTAAATTTATAGTTTTTATTTCCTGAAACCTCAGCAAACATATATTCATACAACTTTATTATATTTTCAAGCATGGAACAAATATATAAAAATTATATCTACTTCAATATAAAAAAGCCCGAAAAAATTCGGGCTAATCATCAAAAACAATCAATATACTTAATCGTCCCAACTAAGTTTTATATTAATAACATCCTCTGTTGATTTTTCTTTTGCAACATAAAGTCTTGAGTTTGTAGGGTCTTCTTCATAAACATCACAAATATCTGTTTCAATAAAATCTGTTAGTAATTCTCTTTTTATCCAAATCCCTAAATAACCACCATCAGCCAAATTACCTAAACTATATTTATTGTCAACATCTGCATCTTCAAAATCACCATAGAAAGGTTTACTTGTTCTTGTTTCTATTCTTTCAATGTAGGGGTTTCCGTCACCATCTGTTGTAGGAATAACACCTGCTATTTGATATTTAGAATAACTACCTTCAGG